ATTACAACTCATTTCGGCTGGATGACGCAACAAAAGGCGTGCTGAACAATACGAGCTTCACGCTCGGCCCTAATACGACCTACGCAGACATTACGGAATATGTGACCGAGGTGGCGTACAAGCGTGGTCGTCGCAACATTGATGATCAGTTCGGTGCAGGCACCATGAGCTTCCGCATGACTGACGAAACAGGCATATTGGGGCCGTACGACACAGCCAGCCCCTATTACGACCCAGCCAACGACAAGCCTGGGCTAGCGCCTATGCGTCGAGTACGACTGAGCCGGGCATCGGAATATCTGTTCGTGGGCTACGTCATTGCCTACAACTATGAGTTTGCGTTGGCTGGCCCTAACGCCGTGCAGGTCACGTGCGCTGATGACTTCTACCTGCTGTCACAAACGCAGTTGGCTGCGTTCAACCCGAGTGCGGAAACCTCGGGCGAACGCATTGAGACTGTTCTAGCACTGCCTGAAGTGAACTACACCGGGCCGACCGCCATTGACACAGGCACGGTCAACCTGGGCCACGACAGCTCCTACAACGTTGCAGCCGGTACAAACACGCTTGGCTACATAACGCAAATTAATCAGGCTGAGCAAGGCCGTGTGTTTATGAGTCGTGACGGCACGCTGACATTCCAGCCACGCATCGGAGCCACGCTCAGTAGCCCGGTCATCGTGTTTTCGGATCAAGGCACGAATACCAAGTACGACGAGGTGGAAATTGAGTTTGACGCTGATGGCGTGTTGAATCGCGCTTACGTGCAGGCGCTTGACGGCAAGACGGCTACGGCTGAGGATTTGAGCAGCCAAGCCACGTACTTTATTCAGTCGCAGTCAATCACCAACAGCCTGCTGCATGACCAGGGCGAAATTGATGACCTCGCTGACTATCTGCTCGAACCTGAGCCTGCACCAAGGTACACGGCTGTAAGCACCAATTTTGCTCTGCTGACCGATGTGGAGCGTGGCTTGGCCGCCACTGTGGACATTGGTGACACCATCACAATCACGAAGGATGTGACTGGCATATCCAGCCTGACCTCGGAGCTAAGCGTTGAGGGCATTGAGGGCCTAATTAACTTTGCGACTGGGCATCGCATCACGTACTACACAGCCCCAACCACGGTGGTATTTCAGCTCATTCTGGACGATGCTGTGTACGGACAACTTGACGGCACGAACGTATTAGGATGAGGTAACCATGGGCGCTAACGCACAGACAACTGTCCCAACATTTACAGCTGCACAGGTATTGACAGCGGATCAAATGAATCAGTCGGCGCGCACTGGCGTGCCGGTATTTGCTGATACGACTGCTCGAGATGCCGCGTTCGGTGGCAGCGGTGAAAAAACGCTTGCCGAGGGCCAGTTGTGTTATTTGGAGGACACTGACAAAGTGCAGTTCTACAATGGCACTTCGTGGGCTAACCTTGGAAGCGTGACTAACGTAGCTGCATTTACTGCTTCGGGCACTTGGACAGTTCCGGCCGGTGTCACCTACGCAATTGCACACATTCGTGCAGGTGGCGGCGGCATTAGCACTAGCGCAGGTACGGGCGGCACGTCAAGCGTGGCGTTTGCAAGTGGCACAGTATCGGCAACAGGGGGCGCACCAATGACTACTGCCGTCAATAGTGCGGCAACGGTACAAAACGCGGGTGCGGCAAATAGCGGCAACGGCGCGCGCGGTATTGACACATCGGCAACGTTTTCAACACAAGGTCAAAATGGTGCTTACGTCGTTGCAGGCGCTGCCGTTACACCAGCCGCAAGCATCACCGTAACTGTAGGTGCAGGCGGCACAGCCGGCACTAACGGCTCAGCAGGCGGTAGCGGCTACGTATGGATTGAGTACCAAGTATGAGCGAACGCACAATTGCAATCATTGAACCCGACATCACGCTTGGCGTAGTAGTCAACGTTGAAGTAGTCGCAACAGATTGGGTCAACAACGACCCAGCGCATTTCATTGAATACACACCAGAACACCCAGCCGCAATTGGCTGGGAAGTCATCAACGGCGTAGTCCAAGTACCACCGCCACCGCCACCGCCCGAACCTGAAGAGGCGTAATGAAGTGGGCACCGATGCTCGAAGATTGGTTGAAAGCTTTCGTCGCTGGAAGCGTCGCCGTGCTTATCACAAGCAACTACAACGTCGAAGGCGCGTTAAAAGCCGGGCTGGCAGCAGTGCTCCCGATGATCTACGCCTGGGCAAACACTAAAGACACGCGGTACGGCCGCAAGTGAAATACCCAGTCAAGCCAGTAGTCCTACCGGCTGACCTGCGTGGCGTACAGCCCGGCAAATTACCTGCATACCTGCTCAAGCCAATTCGGCCCTACGGACAACTGCACCCATTAGCAGCCCAGGCATGGGAAGCGATGCGCAAGGCTGCGCACGCTGACGGCATCAGGCCGTTCAAGCCCACAAGCGTCGCAGACACATACAGAAGCCTCCAGACGCAAGAAAAAGGCTTTCTGGCTCGCTACACCACAGCCCCCATCCAAAGCACGTCCGTGCGCGTCTACAAAGGGCAGAAGTACTACCTGAAGCCTGGGCTGGCACCTATGGCTACGCCTGGCACATCAATGCACAACCTCGGCCTAGCTGTTGACGTAAGCAGTGCCAGCGGTGATCGACTGCAATGGATGCTCGCTAACTGCGATTGGTACGGATTCTGTTGGGAATTACAAAGCGAACCGTGGCACATTCGGTATTACGTAGGGGACAAAGTACCCTTAAAAGTGCAGCAGTTTGTGAGCCTGCATGCCAACCGAAATCTACGTAGCGCTGATTAGCGGTATTGCCATCATTTGCGCAGCCGTCCTACCGGCCGTACTTATTGAGCGTGCACGCAAAGAAAACGCTGACGATCACCAGTACGTCCGCAAGATACTTACTAGGGTGGAACGCAAGATAGACAACCACTTGGAGGATCACGACAATGGCGTTACGCGACGAAATAAGAATCAAACAAAATAGGTTGGCAGACCTAACTATTTGGCTTGATGCTCAGCCCAACGGCGAGGAATGGTACGAAGTCATTTACGATCAGCAGTACAGCAGTGCTGCCGTAGCCGGGCTACTCACCAAACATGGCTTCAAGGCTGACGCAAATCTGATTGCACGTTTTAGGAACAAGCATGTCGCTTAGCAACGAAATTGCCCAAGAGCAGACACTCGAGCAGTTGCGTGAAGCGCTCAAGCGTTCACAGCAGCAGTACGCAAAACTGAAGGTCAAGAACGATGAGCTGGTGCAGGCCGTGTATCAGGCCGCCAAGGATGCCAGCCTGGGCACGCCACCAGTCAAGGTCACGCCACCCAAAAAGGACACTCGCAAAGGCAAGCCCGAGGTTGCGGTCATTCACTGCACCGACTGGCAGCTAGGCAAAAAGAGCGTGTCATATGGCTCGGAGACGTGCGGTCAGCGCATTGATCGATTTATTGACAAAGTGCTGCACATTACGGACATTCAGCGCAAACATCACCCGGTACGCGAAGCAGTGGTTCTTTTAGGTGGAGATATGTGCGAGGGCATGGGCATATTTCCGGGCCAGTCTTACGAAGTAGATAGTCACCTCTATGAGCAACTATTTGAGGTGTCAAGGCTGATCAGCAAAACTGTTAGCACTTTGGCTAACAACTTTGAGTCGGTGCGCGTCGTATGCGAATACGGCAACCACGGTCGCATCGGTCGATACGGAGAAATGCCCAAGGGCGACAACATTGATCGGATTAGCTACGAGATTGCACGCAGCAAGGTCGGGCACTTAGTCAAGGATTGGCAGAGCTCTGACGCGTGGTACCAAATCGTAAAGATCGGCAACTACACGGCCCTGCTAGTGCACGGCGACGAAATCAAGAGCTTCGGTGGCAACACGCCAGCCTTCGGCATCCTGCGCAAAGTAAACGCATGGGCCGGTGGAGTCATCGAGCACTTTGACGATTGCTACATGGGCCACTGGCATACGCCCATGAGCCTGACTATGAGCAACGGCGGTCGCATATTCGTTACCGGGTCGCCAGAATCGCACAACGAATACGCACGCGAGTTTGTGGCAGCGACTGGCATACCGAGCCAGCGCCTGCACTTCGTTGATCCAGACAAGGGCCGTGTTGCAGCGGAGTACGTGGTATGGCTCGACTAGATCGGCAGCTTGTCCGGGTGACGTGGCATGACGCGCACAGCCTGGACAACAACGAATGGCACGAACTCTCGGACATTGATGACTCGCCCTGCATATGCGTATCCATCGGCACACTCATACGGCATAAACGGCACTGTGTCCTAATCCAAACCAGCACAACCGACCAAGGCGTGGACAACGTCCTGCTAATCCCATGGGGAATGGTGCAAAAAGTGGAAAGATTGCAAATCCCCCACAAGCGACGCAAAAGGCGCTAAGGTCAAAACAGGCTTCTGGAGGGGCCTACACATGACACACAACCTGATTACCTACGAAGTCCTAACCGGACTTTGTGCAGATACAGCGCAACAATTCCACTTGGTAGTGTTCAGGAACGCTGAAGGCGAGGTCGTGAAGGCCCAGCTGCGTTACCGATTCAACGCTGACGAGGATTGGAGCGAACCATCAAAGCTGACCCATCAGCCACGCATCGACCCAGAACATCCGAGCGTCGCATGAATCCGCTGACCGTCATCGCCCTGGCATTGTCCGGGCTATTTGGTGTCACTTTGATGGCAACCACAAATCCTGAAACAGACACAGCAGGGCTGGTGTCCGAGTCCACCGTGTACACGGCTCCCCTTACGGGCACGGTGGGCTTGGACAGCCCAGCAGACGCGTCAGGAAGCGATAACAGCGTCGTTACGACCATGCCCCCATACACAGGCCCAGGCTGCCGCGAATGGGCCGATACGGCCCTCAGGGCAGGCTTCGTGCTGGATGACTTATGGCTGGCGCTACAGGTCGCAGAGCTCGAATCCGGTTGTCTGCCAGATGCCATCGGCGACAATGGGCAAAGCTTCGGCCTTATGCAAATCCACACGCCATCGTGGTGCCAACCAAACAAATACTGGCCACGTGGCTACTTACAAACCAAAGGCATGATCAATGACTGCACCGAGCTGTTTGACCCACTAACCAACATGTGGGTGGCGTGGCACATCGCAACTAACTATGGCTGGGAAAACTGGAGCACCTATGAGCGCGTTCTGGGCTGAAGTATTTGTCACCAGCGTGTTCACGGTGTACATCGTGACAGCGGTCTGGTACCTTGCACGAACCATGGAGGACAAAAATGACAAGCAGCAACATTGACCCGGGCGATGCCGCGTATCGAGCGTGGCAACTCACCAAAGGCGACCGCATGTCGCAATATGGACATCCGTTCAGCGACTACACGCGCGTACGCAGACTCTTTGGCAGTCTCACCAACTTCAAGCACAACCTGACCGTGCAGGAGGCCATCATGTTCATGGTGTGCGTCAAACTTGCCCGACTGATGAAATCGCTTGACGAAGAAAAGATGCACGAGGATTCGCTAGTGGATGCCATCGGCTACCTGAATTGTCTGCACATGGCTGATGCACGTGATCAGCTGTTGGATGCCCCATTGCACGTGGTAGGAGACATGGGTATTTACCGTGACCAGTCCCCAGAAGCGTAAAGGTCATGCAGCCGAACTGGCTGTCGTTAAGTGGCTGCGTGAGCGTGGCATTAATGCCGACCGTATCCAAGCAGGTACACACAAAGACCGTGGAGACGTTGCCGGCTGGCCGGGCATTGTCATTGAGGTCAAAGACCGCAAAGCGCACTCATGGCATGGCTACTTTGAGCAACTGCGTGCACAGATCACGAACGCAAATGCGTGGACAGGTGTCATCGTTGCCAAGCGGCCGGGTATCACGGACGTGGGCGAGTGGATGGCAGTGATGCCGGTCGCTGAATGGTACGAGCTGATGTGCCTGCTCGAGCAACAGGCATCAGGCTTCAAGACGAAAGGCAGCAAATGAGCTTCAATCTGGACAACTACGTTGATGTACCGACACGGCTACGCATGGCGCTTGACAAGTTCCCCGACCTGCGTGTGCAGGAAACACAGCCCACATTCCGTGAAGTCAACGACAAGCTCTACATTGAGATTCGCTGCACCGTATGGCGAGACAAAGACGACCAACTACCCACCATCGCCTACTGCTGGGAACCATTCCCAGGCACAACGCCATACACACGCGACAGCGAACAAATGAACGCCAGCACATCGGCCCTGGGTCGAGCATTAGGCATGATGGGCTTCGGCATCGATCACAAGATGGCTAGCAAGCAAGAAGTGTTAGCCCGGCAAGAGCCACGCACCGAAATAGCGCGCTACCCAGATGGCGAACCCATCCCAGACCCATTTACAGGCGAGCCACAGACAAACGTGGTGCCGATGAAGGCAGGCCCAGGCAAAGCTTCGGAGAAGCAGATTGGCATGATTCGAGCATTGGGCAGGACACGTGGTTACACGCCTGGCAGTCAAATTATGCGTGAGATTGGCAATGTGCTGAATCGTGAGGTCGTAAAGTTTGACGAACTAACTAAGCAAGAGGCAAGTGCTGTAATAACAGCTTGGAAAAACTAATGAGCAAATTAACCGCAGAACGAAAAGCACAAATGCGTGCGTACTCAACTGCGCGTTACTACGAAACTCGCAAATTGAAAGGTCGCTCACGTCGAGGCGTTGAATGTACGGAATATTACAAAGCATGGCGTATCAAGGCCAGAGCGTGCATGGATTGTGGCCTCGTTATTACTGAGGACAATTTCTACCTAATTGACGCAGACCACAGACCGGGTGAAATTAAACGATTCAACCTGTCAAAAGCCCACAAATATGGTCTGCAATCAACTATTGAGGAATTAGCAAAATGTGATCCGGTGTGTTGCAGGTGCCATCGCATACGCACCTACGAGCGTTCTAACGAATTTGGAAAAAAGGGTTGGCACAATCGACGTGCTACAAACAAACAACTGCAAATGCAGATTTAGTACGCCAATCACATTGGTGCGTTCAGGCCGCGTGACCTGATGCAGGTGCAAATCCTCGAGGACTCATCATCCCTAGTTCGCCCATCAGAAGGGCAGGGCAGCCCATGCAAACAGATCCATTGCGTGGCGAGTGTGAACCGTGCTTAACCAACGGTCGGGATGGAGCCCGGGGGCACTCTGCCTAACTAGCCTGACAGCATGACAATCAAATGCAGCTACACACCAGTGAACGACATAGGCACTTGCATCGAGTGCAGTGAAACAAACCTCTCAACCAAATACGGTGATCAACTAACGGAAGCCGGGCCAGTGTGCTATCTCTGCCATGTGCGACTGATAGCAACCGAGCAACGCGAGGGCGCTAGGACAAGCGAAGCGCGTCAGCAAAACCACAATGCCTAGCAAACAGCGCCGGCCACGAGACACAGCCGCCTACAAAAAGAACCGGGCGGAGTTACTGCGCGACAACCCGGTATGCCATTGGTGCAAGAAACGCCCGGGTGTAGAAGCCGATCACCTCATCGAATTAGACAGAGGTGGAAGCAATGAGCCAGACAACTTGGTGCCAAGCTGCAAGCCATGCAACGCACGACGCGGAGCCAACTACAAAGCAGCCAAAGGTCGAGCACGTCAAGCCGCCCGACCAGGCGCAAAACCTCAGGCACCTAATCAAAAACGCAAACCAAAGAAAACAGCTCACAATTTTTTGGGTCAACATCAGCAAACGACCCCGCGCCCATCCTCCTCTATCCCCCCGAGGATTGTCCTAGAACGGAAAGGAAAAGGTCATGACCTGCCGCGAATTGAAACGATCATCACGGATGCAGCCGGAAGCTACGGCCCGGAAGTTGCGGATTGGGCTCAGCGTATTCTCGGAGTGGAGCTCATGCCCTGGCAAAGGCATGTTCTCAACGGTCAGCTTGCCGTCGATGCTCAAGGGCAGTTCCTCAACCACGTTTCGCTTGTGTCCGTTGCCAGACAAAACGGAAAGACCGTAGCGCTGAAGGCGTTGCTTGGCTGGTGGCTGACGCAACACGCTACGCAGGTCGGGCCCCAGACGATTCTGACTACAGCTCACCGGCTGGATTTAGCGACTGCCCTATTTCAAGATTTAGCGCCAATCATTGAAGCCAAGTTCGGTGTCAAAGCCGTGTGGGCTTACGGTCGTAACAGCATCAAGGTTGGTGACTCCAAGTGGCACGTCAAAGCAGCTCGGCCCTCGAGCGGTCACGGTATGTCCGTAGATCTCATCATTGCGGACGAAGTGTTCGGCATTGATTCTGAGACACTGGACATCGGCCTGCTGCCGACCCAACGTGCCCGACCGAATCCGTTGTGCTCGATGTGGAGCACAGCCGGCACCGAGGACTCCATTGCGATGTTGCGTTGGCGTGAGCAAGGCATCCGTGCCATTGATTCAGGCGAAGTTACGAATTCTGTGTACCTGGCTGAGTACAGCCCACCACCAGAACTAGATCCGATGAGCGAAGCTGCGTGGGAGTACGCCAACCCGGCGCTCGGGCACACGCTTGACATTCGTACCGTCCAGGCCGAATCCAAGGGCCCGAACCGTGCAGGATTCCTCCGATCTAGCGTGAACCTATGGGTGCAATCAGAGCTGTCGTGGCTGCCGCCCGGCAAGTGGGAATCGTTGCGCACCGAATTGCCACCGCTGCCCGGTGGCGTACTTGCCGTGGAAGTGTCGCTCGACGATGGCAGGTATGTGGCTGTGCGTGTGAACGCGAACACTGCTGGGATCCTGACTGCGACTGTCGCGTTCATGTGCGAAACAGTGACACAGGTGTGGGATAACATTCGTGCCCAGTTGCTTTCCAACTCAGGCTTGCAAGTTGCTATCACGCCGACACTGGACACCAACTGCCCCTCCGATCTGCAACGTCGCAGGGTGCTGGTCGGCTATCAAGAGATAGGCCGCTACACGTCAATGGTCAA